GAAGTGGAGAAAGTTCTAGAACAGGTGTTTTATTTCCACTAACAGGTAGATACACAAACGCAGATACAAACGCAAAAACTATTACTGTGGGTGTTCGTAGAGATAGCGCTGACGATAACATAACTATCACAAACTCTTCTACTGCTATTTGGATGAGAATCACTGAGGTAGCACGATAATGACTATGTTACTCACAGATATTATCACACCTAGTTCTCTCGCCACCAAGACTGGCACAGAAACTCTAACCAACAAAACCCTTTCTTCTGTTGTTCTAACTGGAACTCTTACTGCATCTGGCGATGTAGGTACTACAGGACAGGTTCTGCAATCTACTGGATCTGGTGTTCAGTGGGCGGACGTATCTGGTGGAGGGGGTGGAAGTGGTTACTCTGGATTGGTTGAAGTGAACCAGTCTTCAATATCAGCATCCACCACGATAAATACAGTCTCCGCAACAACATACCGTGGAGCTAAATATACAATACAAATAACCAATAGTACTGCATACGCAATGTACGAATTCTTTGTTCTACATGATGGAACTACAGTTTATTTCCCGTATAACGCTAATGGCTATATGGGCGACTCTGGTGGTAACTATCAAAACTTTTTGAGTGGTGACTATCTTGATGGATTGGCAAGTACAAAGATTCAAGTGGGTAATACTTACCATGCGTTGAATTGGGCAGTTACTGGTGGTAATTTAGTGTTCTCGGCTTCTTGTTCATCTGGAACGATTAGCGTCAAGGGAGCAGTACTTTTAATTAAGGCATAATATATGGCAGTCAGTTCAAGAGAAGGACTAAAACAGTACGCTTTACGAGCATTGGGCGCACCAGTGGTCGAAATCAACGTAGACGACGATCAGATTGAAGATCGTATTGACGAAGCGTTAGAGTACTGGAACCTATACCACTACGAAGGCGTAGAACAAATTTACATGAAGCAACCTATCCGTGCTTCAGAAATTACGTTGTCAACTTCAGTTGCAGGTACATTCGAGATCGCAGAACAAATCACTGGATCAGTATCTGGTGCAACGGCAGAAGTCTGTCGTGAGTCGACTCGTGTATCAAACGGAACACTACTTCTAGTTAAGAACGTAGTTGGAACATTCCAAGCAAATGAACCTATCACTGGATCAGTTGGACACAACGCAACTCTATCGTCTATCACTCTCCGTGAATACGACTTACGTTACATCACAGTACCAGACTATGTGTACGGTGTAACAAAGATTCTTTCTATGGGTCAAGCTAGTTCTTCAAAGAACATCTTCGACTTACAGTACCAGCTACGCTTGAACGACTTGTACGACTTAACATCAACATCGTTGATTTACTACAAGACAGTTATGAGTCACTTAGCTTTACTAGACTTGGAGCTAAACGGGCATCAAGGTTTCCGTTTCAACCGTCTATCAAATAGATTATATCTGGACGCTAACTGGCAGACAGACTTTATCCTTGGTGACCATATTGTGGTTCAAGGATATCGTGCAATGGATCCAACTACTTACACTCGTGTTTATAACGAAGCATGGTTGAAGCACTACGTTGTTGCTTTATTCAAGAAGCAATGGGGTATGAACATGAAGAAGTTCGGTGGCTTGCAACTTCCAGGTGGTGTTACTCTTAATGGTCAAGAAACTTACGATGAAGCAGTGGCTGACATTAAAGAGTTGGAAGACGACTTGATGACTAAATCAGCGCCTCTGGATTTCTTCTTAGGATAATTAATGGCAACTAATGTTTACTTCAGTCATGGCACTCGCAACGAGCAGTACCTAATAGAAGACTTGATCGTAGAATCTCTAAAGATCTATGGTCAGGAGTTGTTTTACATTCCAAGAACATTAGTTTCAAAAGACGAGATTCTTGGTGAAGACCGTCTATCAAAATTCACATCATCATTCCCTATCGAAATGTACTTTGAGAACGTAGACTCGTTCGATGGTCAAGGCGCATTTATTCAGAAGTTTGGTTTGATGATGGAGCAGTCAGCTACACTGGTAGTTGCTCGTCGTCGTTGGGAACAGATGGTTGGGCGTTATGGTCAAACAATCTTACCAAGTCGTCCATGCGAAGGCGACTTGATTTATTTCCCACTCACTAAAGGTTTGTTTGAGATTAAGTTCGTCAAACACCAAGACCCATTCTACCAACTTGGTAAGCTATACACTTACAAACTACAAGTTGAATTGTTCCAGTATGCATCAGAGCATATTGATACTGGTATTGCTGCAATTGACGCATTTGAAACATTGAAGACTTTTAACACTAACACCACAAGATCTCCTAATGGTGAGATCACTGTAATTAACGTGACGAATCAGGGATCTGGTTATGATTCTGTTCCAACAGTATCGTTTGTTAGCTCTTCTGGCTCTGGCGCTACAGCGACTGCAGTTCTTGGAACTGGCGCAGCTGCTGACAAAGTCGTTAGCGTAACCGTAACAAACCCAGGAACTGGTTACGCCACTCCACCAGTTGTACAGTTTACTGGTGGAACTCCAACGGTTAGTGCCATTGCAGTGTCAACTATCGACATCAATATCGACAAACCAGATTCGTTCGGCGATAACAATAAATTTAAGACACAAGCTCAAGACGTGTTGTTTAATGTAGCAAACCCGTTCGGTGATGTCGACGTTACCAATAATCCGTAAAGAAAATTATGCTAAACAATAACGTCTACTACCATGGAATCATCAGAAAGTGTATCGTTGGATTCGGTACACTATTCAGCGACATCTATATCGATCGTAAGCAAGGCGATTCTGTAACTGGTACAACTATCCAACGATTACAGGTTCCATTAGCGTATGCACCAAAAGAGAAATGGGTTGTTCGTTTAGAGCAAGACCCTTCTTTGGAGAACAACACATACGTCACTCTTCCAAGAATGTCCTTTGAGATTATCGGTTATAACTACGACCCATCTCGTAAGGTTAATCGTATGCAGAAGATTACATGTGGAGATGGTAACACAGCCGTATCTTCTGTGTACGCTCCAGTGCCATATAACATCGACATCTCTCTATACATTCTAACCAAAACTCAAGAATATGGTCTACAGATTCTTGAACAAATTCTTCCAACATTCACACCTGAGTATACTCTAACAGTGAACGTAGTGCCAGATATGAACATTAAAGTCGATGTACCTATCGTGCTAAATAGTGTGACTGTGCAAGACGAATATGAAGGCGACTTCCAGACTCGTCGTTTTGTGACGCATACTCTGAATTTTCAGATGAAGGCTAACATGTTTGGTCCAGTTAATACTGGTGGGATTATCTCTCAAGTTAACGCAAATGTGGGTCAGAATGAAGACTTCACTAATCCTAATAGAATTTACAACGCAGACGGTGATGTCACTACTGCACAAGTTACAAGTGAGAATTGGTTAAGCGATTTCTAAACTATGGCAGAAATTTATAATTCAAACACCAACTTAAAAGCAGCTGGTGTTACTGTTGACTTTACCCCTGAGAACATTCAAGAGTACATCAAGTGTTCGACTGACCCAATTTACTTTATTGAGAATTACTGTCAGATCGTAACACTTGATCATGGGTTGCAACTGTTTAAGTTGTACGACTGTCAAAAGAACAAAGTAAATATTATTCATAATAACCGTCGTGTTATTTTGATGGAAGGTCGTCAGCAAGGTAAGACTACGACTTCTGCAGCCTACATTCTTTGGTACACGATCTTCCAAGCAAACAAGACTGTCGCCATTTTGGCCAACAAAGCGTCTGCTGCTCGAGAAGTTTTAGATCGTTATCAAACAATGTATGAGTTGCTCCCTAAGTGGATGCAGCAAGGTGTTACTACTTGGAACAAGGGTGACATCGAATTAGAAAACGGTTCAAAGGTATTCACTGCTGCGACTGGTAAGTCTGGTATTCGTGGTAAGTCTGTTAACATGTTGTATGTTGACGAAGCTGCGATTATTCCAAACAACGTGGCTGAAGAATTCTTCACATCAGTATACCCTACAATTTCTGCTGGTCAGACAACTAAGATTCTACTAAGTAGTACGCCACTTGGTTACAATCACTTCTGGAAGTTCTGGACTGACGCTGAAAAGGGTAGAAACGGTTTCGTCCCTCTATTCATTCCATACTGGGAAATTCCAGGTCGTGATGAAGCATGGGCTGCAGAACAAAAAGCACAGTTAGGTGAATTGAAGTTCACACAGGAAGTTTTATGTAACTTCTTGGGTTCTTCGTTGACGCTAATTAAGGCAGACGCTATTGCAAGAATGTCGCCTGATAATGTTATCCACTCCAAAGATGGATTGGATGTCTACGTTAGACCACAAGCTGGTCATACTTATTGTATGGTCTGCGACGTGGCTAAGGGTGTTGGTGGGGATTACTCTGCCTTCACGATCATTGATATTACTGAAGTGCCGTACCGTATGGTTGGTAAATACCGTGATAATCAAATCTCTCCAATCTTGTATCCTTCAGTGATTTACAAGGTCGGTAAAGAATACAACAATGCGTATGTGTTGTTAGAAATCAACGTCTCAGAACAGGTTGCTCACATCCTATATTCTGAGATGGAATACGAAAACATATTGATGGTTACGAGACACACCAACGGGCAGATCGTTTCAGGTGGTTTTGGTGGTGGAAAAACCCAGCTTGGGGTAGTGACCGATAAGAAAATTAAAAGAATTGGTTGTCATAACTTCAAAGCTCTGGTAGAGGAAAACAAACTCATTATTAATGACGCTGACACGATCTCCGAGATCTCGACTTTTATCGAGAAAAAAGGATCGTATGAAGCCGATGAAGGATATCACGACGACTTAGTTATGCCGTTGGTTCTGTTTAGTTGGTTGACAACTAACAGCTATTTCAAAGACCTAAATAATGTAAACCTACGAGAAATTATGTACAAGAAGCAGATGCAAGCTATTGAAGAGGAACTTACTCCTTTCGGGTTTTACGATGACGGTGGTCCAGAAGCCCAACCTTTAAACTTCTAGAAATCGTGCAAAAACTAAATAAACAAGTAGACATGATTTTTGTCTAAAGTAAAACTTATTAACAAGGAGAATTACAATGCCGTTCCAATTATCTCCAGGCGTTGCAGTCGTAGAAAAAGACTTTACCTCTATCGTTCCAGCCGTAGCTACTTCAACAGGTGCTTTTGCTGGTACATTCCCATGGGGTCCAGTTCTTGATCCAGTTCGTGTAAGCTCAGAAAACGTGTTAGTTCAGCGTTTCGGCAAACCAACGGACGAGAACGCAACATCATTTTTCACAGCAGCGAACTTCTTATCTTACACTAATAACCTATTGGTTGTTCGTGCTGATACTGTAAACCATCGCAACGCTGTAGCCGTTAAGTCTGGTACCATCACTGGTACTACTATGACCAATAACGGTACTGCATATCCATCTGCTGGTGCAGCACCTACTGTTACAGTTGGCGCTCCAGACGTAGCTGGTGGTGTTCAAGCAGTTCTAACTGCTATTCGTTCAGGTGGTGGTATCACTGATATCGCTATCACTTCACAAGGTAGTGGTTACACTAGCGCTCCAGATGTTATCATCGCTGCTCCAAACGTAGCTGGTGGTGTTCAAGCTGTTGCTCACGCTGAATTGACTGCTGGTGCTGTTACTGACATCATTATTGATACTGCTGGTACAGGTTACACTGGTTCAGTTGTTGTATCTCTATCAGGTGGTGGTGGTGCAGGTGCTTCTTTAGGTGTTGTGACTTTGTCCAACTCTACTATCACTGGTCTAACAATCTCTAATGCTGGTTCTGGTTATCTAACTGCTCCAACTATCACAATCGCTGATACTGGTGACGTCCAAGCTACTGCTACTGCATCAGTTACTCTTGGTGGTATCAAGATCAACAACCTAGCTGACTACCTACAATCATACGCTTATGGCGCTGGTTTAGTTGGTGAGTGGGCTGCAAAGTATCCAGGTTCTAAAGGTAACAGCTTAACAGTTTCTATGTCTGACGCTGCAGGTTTTGCTGCATGGGCATACAAAGCTGAATTCGATGCTGCTCCAAGCACATCAGCTTACGCTGATAATGCTGGTGGTTCTAACGACGAAATGCACATTATCGTTATCGATAGTGATGGCGCTTTCTCTGGTACTGCTGGTACAATCATGGAAAAGTTCGCTTTCGTTTCTAAGGCATCTGATGCTAAGAAATCTGATGGCACTAACAACTACTACAAAGACGTAATCAACAGCCGTTCACAATTCGTGTACTGGATGGATCACAATACTAATGGTACAAACTGGGGTACTGAAGCTCTAAACACTTCATTCGCTTCATTGGGTTCTGCAGTTACTCGTGTTATGTCTGGTGGTGTTGACGATCTTACTGCCACTGACGGTCAATTGATGACTGCATGGGAAATCTACTCTGACGACAGCCAATACGATATTAGCTTACTACCACTAGGTAAAGTTTCTGCCACTGTTGCAGAATACGTTATCGGTAGCATCGCTGAAGTTCGTTTAGACTGCGTTGTGTTCGTATCTCCACAAGATGTGGCTACTGGTGAAATCATCCAAGGTACTGGCTCTGCTGCTACTGATGCTATCATCGAATTCCGTAATGAATTGCCAAGCACTTCATACGCTGTTCTTGACTCTGGTTTCAAATACCAATACGACCGTTACAACGACAAGTACCGTTGGGTTCCATTAAACGCTGACATCGCTGGTCTATGTGCACGTACTGACTACACTAACGATCCATGGTTCAGTCCAGGTGGTTTAAACCGTGGTCAAGTTAAGAACGTGGTTAAATTGGCTCACAATCCAAACAAGACTGATCGTGACGAACTATACAAGAACGGTGTAAACCCAGTTGTTAGCTTCCCAGGGCAAGGCGTTGTTCTTTATGGTGACAAGACTCTATTGGCTAAGCCATCAGCGTTCGATCGTATCAACGTACGTCGCTTGTTTATCGTGCTTGAGAAGTCAATCGCTACTGCTGCTAAGTTCCAGTTGTTCGAGTTCAACGATCCGTTCACTCGTGCTCAATTCAAGAACTTGGTTGAACCGTTCCTACGTGACGTACAAGGTCGCCGTGGTATTACTGACTTCGTAGTTAAGTGCGATGAATCTAACAACACTGGTGAAATCATCGACAGCAACCAATTCGTTGCCGACATCTTCATCAAACCAGCACGTTCTATTAACTTTATTACTCTTAACTTCATCGCTGCTCGCACAAGTATCAACTTCAGCGAAATCGGTGCTTAATTAGAGAATAAATAAAAGAGAACAAGGAGACTTAAATGGCAAATATTAGCGATTTTAAATCACAGATGATTGGTGGCGGTGCTCGCCCTAATCAATTCCGTGTTGAACTTGCTTTCCCATCATATGTTACACTTGGCGTGGTAGCTGGACAACGTGCACAATTCCTGTGCCGTGCTGCTCAGTTACCAGCATCCAGCATCGAGAACATCCCTGTTCTTTATCGTGGACGCCCTGTTAACTTCGCTGGTGAACGTACATTCCAACCATGGACAATCAGCATCTATAACGATACTACTTTCAATATCCGCAATGCTTTTGAAGCATGGCAGAATGGTATCCAGAACTACTCAACTACTGAAGGGCGTGTAAACCCACGTGACTATCAAGTTGACTTGTCTGTGCACCAGTTAGATCGTTCTGGCGCAATCATCAAGAGCTATAAGTTCGTTGATGCATTCCCAACTGTAATTGGTCCAATTCAATTAGACTTCGATCAACAAAACCAGATCGAACAGTTCGACGTTGAATTCAACTACAACTACTTTACTTCTGCTTCTACAGAAGGTGGTATTAACGTTAACGTTAGCGTTGATACTCCAATTGGTAGCTTCCCGCTTCCAATCTAATCTAGGCGAACAATTTAATTATGCAGATATTTGGATTTGAAATTAAGCGTACGGATAAGGCGGAGCTACCTAGCGTAGTTCCTCCGAATCCAGCTGAGACAGGCGCAACTGTAGTAAACACTGGCGTAAATGCTGGTGGGTACTACGGTATGGTCATGGATCTAGAAGGTACGATTAAAAACGAGAACGACCTTATCCGTAGATATCGTGAAGTTGCTCAATACTCTGATTGCGATTCAGCAATTGAAGATATTATCAACGAAGCGATTGTTGCAGATGAGGAGCGTCGTTCCGTAGAAATTATTCTTGATAATGTCAAAGTATCTTCTAGCATCAAAACAAAGATGCGAGAAGAATTTGATAATGTTTTGCGCATTTTAAAGTTTGATGAAAGAGCGCATGAAATCTTCCGTAACTGGTATATCGATGGAAGATTGTATTATCAAGTTCTGATTGATGAACAGAATATTAAGAAGGGTATTCAAGAACTCCGTTTCATTGACCCTCGTAAAATTCGTCGTATTAAAAACATCATCCGTGAAAAGAATGCACAGGGTGTTGAAGTTGTAAAAGAAATCGAAGAGTATTATCTTTACAACGACAAGGGTATCACCGAGCAAACTACTCACGGTGTTAAACTTGGTTTAGACTCAGTGGTTCATGTAACATCTGGTTACAATGACCCAAATACTGGTATGTCGATGTCTTATCTTCATAAGGCTATCAAACCAGTAAACCAATTAAAGATGATCGAAGACTCATTGGTCATCTACCGCATTAGCCGTGCACCAGAACGTCGTATTTTCTACGTTGACGTTGGTAACTTACCTAAGCTAAAAGCTGAGCAGTATGTTTCTGACATCATGAACAAGTTCCGTAACAAGATTGTTTATGATGCAACGACAGGCGAAACCAGAGATGATCGTCGCCATCTATCAATGATGGAAGACTTCTGGATGCCTCGTCGTGAAGGTGGTAAAGGCACTGAAATCACTACTCTTCCAGGTGGTCAAAACCTTGGCGAGATTCAGGATATCGAATACTTCCAACAAAAACTGTATCACGCATTGAACGTTCCGATTAGCCGTTTGCAACAGCAACAAGGTTTCTCTATTGGTCGTTCACAAGAAATCTCTCGTGATGAAGTTAAGTTCAACAAGTTCATCGTTAGACTTCGTAAAAAGTTCAACGTACTTTTCAACAATGCGCTACGTGTTCAACTAATCGCTAAGGGTGTTATTCGCCCAGACGAGTGGGAAGACATCCGCACTGGTATCAAGTACGACTACATCGAAGATAACAACTACAGCGAACTACGTGATAGCGAAATCATGCAAGCCCGTCTTGCAATGCTACCACAAATCGATCCATTCGTAGGCAAGTACTACTCAATGGAATGGGTTCGTAAGAATGTGTTGCATTTGGACGACAAAGAGATTCAAGAGATTGATAAGCAGATTGAAGCTGAACACGAACTACGTGTGGCTCAAGCTGAGCAACAAGGTCAAGTGGATGGTACTCAACAAGCAACTGCTCAAGAGTTAATCAACCAAGCACAAATGCAACAAGACCCTAACGCTCAGCAAGCTGGTGCTGCTCAAGCAGACCAAGCTGAACAGCAAGACGCTTCGGCACAAGATAGTGCTCAAGACAATACACAAGATGCAGCCCCTGCACCAAAGAAACAAGATAAGGCGTCAAAGCCACAAGCTGGCGTTTGGCCAAATTAAACTAGGAGAATATTATGAGTGAAGTAGTACAAAATTTAGTTGATGCAATTAAGACTGGCGATGCCATGGAAACAGAACAAGCGTTCGGTGCAGCAATGGCAGAGAAACTTGGCAGTCGTTTAGAAGCCATGCGTCACTCTGTAGCACAGAGCATGTTCACAGCGCCTGTTGAGCAACCTACTGAGTAATATGTCCGATTTAATTAACTTGGTCTCTCAAGCGATCACATCGTTTGACCCAACTCGCAATAACTTCCAACAACCACTTGAAGTTAAACCAGCGGAGCCAGTGGAAACACCTGCTCCTGCTGAAAATGCAGACACACAAGATAAAGAATAATGAATTACTATCAGTTTACAAAATCGTATAAGAAAGCTGGCATCGTAGAGAGCGTCAGATCGTATCGTCAGTTAATTGAAAAGACTGAAGATGGAATCGTTTTAGTAAACGGTGTTGAAACTCAATTCAAGAGTTTAGAAGAAGCAAGACAAAGCGTTAAACAAGAACATACAAATCAACAATTAGAAGCAGAAGTATCCAAAGGTCTATACGA